CTCAGGTGGCCTCTGCGCTCATGCAGTCGGGGTGATGCGTGTGTGCCCCCTTTGGACTCTTGGCGGGGCTTAGATGGCTCAATCCACACCGTTGTCCAGTCGTAGGTTGGCAGCTTGCCTTGCTGTACTTTGCGGCGGTTGGTGAAGCTGTCCCGCATAGATGGGATGTAAGCCTCAATACGCTGATCCATGGCGCTGTACCAGACACCAATCTGCGCCAGCATGATCTCTGCCAATTCCTTGTCTATCGGCTCATCATCACTGACTGCTCCGTAACGGATGTTGTCATCCTCGATGAAGTAGAACATCGCAGGGATGGGGCGCAGCCTTGTGCCGCTTGGCCCCTTCCACATTGACACCGTGATTCCCTCGTTTGGGTCAGTCCCAGCCACCAGCATAAGAACCTCATAGCTCGGGTGGCTGCGAGTCTTTCCTTTCCAAGTAACAAAGCATTTGTCAAATGGTGGGCGATGCGTCATCACAGGCTCAAGGTTGGCGTGTTGATGCTCCGAGAACGCCCCGGTCAGATCAAACCATTTGATGTCCAAAATGTCCACGCCAGCATCAGCCATCAGCTTCATAGAGTCACGAACCAGTTGTGTAGTCATTGCGGCCTCTCCTCATCGTCAAATGCCATGTCTGGGTGCGGCACGTTGTCATGCACCACCACACCATCAACGGCCTCGATGTACCGCCCACAGATAACGCAGTAATAGCCGTCATCCATTGTTCATCTCCTTGAGTTTGGCTTCGATGGCTCTGGCGTTATCGAGTTGCGAATAATGAACAATTGCCAGCATCTGCTCATCCGTCAGCGACACCCATGTGCGCTGTGCTGGCTTATAAAATTCCACAAAAGGAATTGGTTTAGCCATCAGCTTTTCACTATCCCACCAGACTTTGCTGACCTGCATCCCGGTTGATGGCTCATAGTCCAGCCCCAACTCTCTGGCGTTCTCTGCCTTCTTGTCGAGGGCTTGTTGTCTTTTATCTGGCTCAGGAACGTAGCCTTCCCAGAAGTCAGGCTTTGCCATTGCTCTCCCAATGTATGCAGCACGCTCATCCATCCAACAAACATCTTGCTCGGGGTGGGAGTCGTGATCACGAAAAGGGTATTTGCCGTTGTAACCCTCTTCGCTGACATTGAACCCCGCAAGGTATGCCGCCTCCAGCGCCAGCTTCATTGCTTCTTTGCTCATACCATCCTCCCAGCGGCCTGCTCCATCAAGACCGCTTTCGTCTGCGGCTTGCGCACCAGCCAGCGGTCACCAAGATGGCGCACGCTTTTAATCCACTGGCGCTGAAGGTAGCGGCTTTGCGGGTAGAGGGTTCTGACTTTGATCAAAAGTGATATGTTCATTTCACGGCTCCTTTTAGTATTTCTGCGCGTTCTCTCGCAGCGCGCAGGGTGGTGTAGCGCTGGTGCAGACGCGCCAGTACGCTGGATCGCTTGCCATTGTGACGTTCGTCATTAAGCAAGTCGAGGACTTGTTGCTCAGTCATTGCGCTGAGTTGATCGTTGAGGCGTCGCCAGGTATACATCGATTTTCCTTTCCAGTTCTAAGATTGTTTTAATTGTTCGCGCCATGCTTTTCTCTGCTGCGTTGTACTGGCGCTTCTTGTGGTTCAGGTCGGACCGCGCTGCTTTGAGCTTGGCCCGCAGAAAATCTACTCGCTTCATTTCAAACTCTCCAATGCGATGTCAGACACGGCGCGCTTGTCATGCAGCGCGCCCCAAATCTTTTCGTCCACGCTGTCCTTGGCCATCAAGATGTAGACCCAGACTTCGTGCAACTGGCCTGACCGATGCAAACGTCCAACGGTTTGTTCGTAAAGCTCAAGGCTCCACGGCAAGGACAGAAATACCATGTGGTGCCCTCCGTGCTGTAAGTTAAGGCCGTGACCTGCGGATTTTGGGTGCACCGCAAGAAGTCGAACTTGGCCAGCGTTCCATCGTCCAATGGCGTCACCATCGTCCAACGTAACAAGGTGTTTGTACCGTCGTTTGAGTTCTGCAAGTTCTTCTTGGTAGTTGTAAACAAGGATGGTGTTTGCATGTTGGTTTTCATTGATAAGGTCGTCTAATGCATCAAACTTGTGTGCGCTGAACCACACAGATGTCTGCCCGCCTTGGGCGTCTAGCGTATATACAAACCCGCTGGCCATCTGCTGGAGCTTTTGCGTCACCACAGCCGCGTTCTGAGCGATGGCCATCGCATCCGGCAGTTGCGCTACGAAGTCTTTCTTCATCTCCTCGTAGGGCTTGCGGTCGTCCATGTCCATGCGCAGCTCCACGGCGTGGCAAGGCGGCAGCTTGTCCTTGTACTCGCCTGGCTCCAGCACGAACGTGGTAGGCTTGATCTTCTTCATGACCATCTCTAGCGCGCCGGGACGCGGTGTCCAGTCATCAAAGCCTGCGTAGCTGTTCAAGATAAAGTGCTGCTGCATGAACGCGCCCTTGCTGCGGCCCAAGAGCGACTGGTCAATAATCTTGCACTGACCGAACACGTCTTCTAAGCCGTTGCTGGTGAACGAGCCAGTCAACCCCCAGCGCACTGGGCAATCGAGGACTTTGTTCAGCGCCTTAAAGCGCGTGCCAGACGGGTTCTTGAGCTTGGTCAGCTCGTCGAACACGATGGCGTCGATGTGCGCCAGGTTCTGCTCAGCCAGCCACTGGATGTTGTCGTAGTTGGTCACCACAATGTGCGCGCCGCTGTTAAGCGCCGCTCTGCGCTGTGCGGGCGTACCCACTGCGACTGCGATAGACGCCATCGACGCCCACTTAGGCTGCTCCACGGGCCACACGTCTGTGCAGACTCGCTTGGGGGCCAGCACAAGGAAGCGCTTGACATGTCCATCGCGCAGCATCTCCCACATGGCCGTGAGCGTGATGGCTGTCTTGCCAGCACCCACAGGAGCCAGGATCATCGCCCGGTCGTGCTCGTACAAGAAGTCAGCCGCTGTCTCTTGGTAGTCGCGTAGCTTTAGCATGAAAACGCCTTAATCACTTGCGCGGCGACTTGCGGGACGATTGCGTTACCCGCTCCCCGCAGTACGCCCATTCGATTGGATACCCCATTAGCCAAAGGGAAAAGCGCGGGTTCAACTGGGATGGGGCGGTACTTTCCGTCTTTGCAGTGGACGGCTCTAACACCATGTGTGCTTCCGTCACCAGTGTCCGTCCATAGCGAACCCCATCCTTGCTCACTCTCTGACCGTCCTTGTCCAAGCCGCCCTTCACTGGCCCCCGACTGGCGTCCCATGCGTTCGGCGTCGCCCACGGCGTCAATTGAACCGCCACATCCAGCCGATCCACGCTCAGTTTCCCGTTGCGAATCCGGCCACCCTGATAACCCCCTTTGTAGTCCGTTGCCGAGGGAGTGGGCCACGAAGAAAAGTCGGTCGCGCTTGTGCGGAGCACCGACGCTACACGCTGGCAATACAGCCATTGCGCTGGCGTATTCTTGGTTTGCCAAGTCAGTTTGTAGATCGTCGAACCAGCCTTCTCTAATTGACGCTGCAACCTGCTCTCCAAAAATTGTTGGAGGTCTGCATTTGCTGATGAGATTGAAGAATACGGGCCATAGGTGGCGCACGTCGTCTTTTCCTTCTCGTTTTCCTGCAACGCTAAATGGTTGGCACGGGGGTGAACCTGTCCAAACAGGTCGATGATCGGGCCAGTCTGCGAGTCGTAATGCGTAGCTCCAGCCGCCGATCCCAGCAAAGAAATGGCACTGCGTAAACTCGGTAAGTTCTTCTGGTTGGACATCACAAATACTTCTTTCATCAACAACGCCGTCGGCGATAAGACCATCTTCTATTAACTCACGCAACCATGCGGCGGCAAAAGGGTCAAACTCGTTGTAATAGGCGCTCACTTGCGCGTCTCCATCTCGATCAGCAGCTCGATGTAGTGCTTGGCCTTCTCAAGGTCAGCGAGGCCGTTCTTCTCGCGCCAGCGGGTGATGTACTTCACGACGTTGCCCTCGCAAAAGCCGAGATTGTTAGCGTGGATGTAGATGATCGGCTGGATGCCCTTGTCGCGGTAATGACTGCCGCCAACCTGCTTATCCAGCGCGCTAATTTCCATAGTGATTGGCAATGAATTCATCAATCTGCTCCTTGTTCCATAGACACATATACTTTTGATTCATCCGCGCCATGTCGGACGCGAACACCATTTGAAGGGGCGACAGTCTGCCGCCCTCAGTCTTCAGCTCTACGAACCACGTCTGCCCGTTGGGCAAGCACACGATCCGGTCAGCAACGCCACGATGCGCGGGGCTGGTGAACTTGTACGCCATACCGCCAAGCGCTTTGATGCGCTTGACGAGGTAGGCTTCAATTTGTTTTTCTAACATTTGCAAATCATACACGAAAAAATATGTTGTGCAAAAGTTTTTTACGTGTTATGCTTGAGGCTCAATCAACTACTGGAGAGTACTCATGAAAGTCAAAACCACACTCTACATCTACTGCAACAAATATTTGTGGGAAGAAGAAGCCACATATTCTTTTTACTCAATCAAGATTGACGACACGCAATACACAACACTTGTTGATTCTCAGGTGTTTGAAATTGAAGTTCCTGACAATTACGACCCTACTGCTCAACAACTTGCTGCTTTGCAAAAAGAAAAAGAGAAAGCCCAAGAAGAGTTCTCTAAAAAAGTAGCCAGTATCAACGAGCGCATCAGCAAACTGCAAGCCTTGGAGTACACAGATGCAGCACAGTAATATCGTCGGCGGCTCGACCGCCAAGCGCGTCATCGCCTGCCCCGGCTCTGTGGCCTTGGTGCAGAAGATGCCGCCCAAGCCATCAAGCGAACACGCAGATCGCGGCACTATGCTGCACGACGTGATCGCGGAAATCCTTGGCAAAGACTTGCCGTGGGATCAGTTCATTGGTACGGTCTACGAAGGTCAAGTGCTGACGCAAGAGCTGTTTGACGAGAAGATCGTCGTGGCCCTTGAGCTGCTGGATGAAGTTGACCCAGACAAACGAATGGAGTACGAAGTTGAAACACGTGTTGGATTTGGTGATCTCTTACCTGGCGTCTTCGGTAGCACGGATTTGGTTGGTCGTGTGGGTGATCGCGCTGTTGTTCTGGACTGGAAGTTTGGCGACGGTGTGGTGGTTGATGCAGTAGAGAATGACCAGCTCATGTTCTACGCAGCCGCTTGCATGCGTACCGAATCCGCGCAGTGGGCGTTCGCTGGCGCAACCGAGATCGAGCTGATCATCGTGCAGCCGCCCATGATCAAGCGCTGGGTGACGACCAAGGGACGCATCAAGCAGTTCGAGCTTGATCTGGTGCAAGCCGTCAAGGCCGCGCAAAAGCCTGACGCAAAACTGCAACACGGCGATCACTGCCGCTGGTGCGCAGCCAAGCCTGTGTGCCCACGCATGACTGGCGCGGTTGATCGCGCCCTGCAAGTTCAACTGAAAGAAATAGACGTTGACATGCTTGGCAAATACCTGAAGAATGCAGACCTCTTGGAAGACTGGATCAAAGACTTGCGCGGTTTGGCCATGCAACTCTTGGAGAAGTCGCTGCCAGTGCCTGGGTATAAACTTGTGCCCAAGCAAGCGCGCCGTCAATGGTCTGACGAAACCAAAGCGCTGGCTGCGCTGCACGACATGGGCGTCCCCCGTGCCGAGCTGCTCAAGCCAGAAGAATTACTCAGCCCTGCTCAAGCCGAGAAGGTGCTGAAAAAGCGCAAGATGGCGCTGCCCGACGATCTCGTCGTGTCAGTGTCGTCAGGCACTACGATGGCCCCGGAGAGCGATCCCCGGCCAGCCGTCGTACAAATCGGGCAGCAACTGGTTGCTGCTCTCTCTAAACTGCAATAAGGAAAATGTAATGTCCTCTCTCGTAACTTTCTCTCAAGCCAATCTCCCTGCCGTCAGTACGCTGACATCTGCCCTGCGCAAACTGGACGCCGAAGTCGGTCCTGCTGGTGTTGCCATCCTCAAGATGGACAAGACTGGTCACTGGGTCTTCGGCGCTGACCAGACTGAAGTGGAAGACGACTCCACTTGGGCGATCAATCCTTTCTCGTTTGTTCACGGCTTCATTGCTTGGGGCGATGGTGAAGTGTTGGGCGAAAAGATGGTGTCTGTGGCCGAGCCATTGCCTGACGTTGACGCTGCCCCTAACGCTGCGAAGAACGGCTGGCAAAAGCAAGTCGGCTTGTCCCTCAAATGCACCAACGGTGAAGACGAAGGCTTGGAGTGCCGCTACGCTACGACCTCGGTCGGTGGCGTGCGTTCGGTCCAGACCTTGGCCGTCACCATTGCCACGCAAGTGGACAAAGACCCCACCAAGCCTGTCGCT